ATCACGTCTGGACAAAGTACTAAAGTAATTATTGTTTCTACCCCAAGGGGTATGAATCACTTCTATCGTATGTGGCATGATAGTGAAAAGGGTAAGAGTGAATATGTTCCTACTGATGTTCATTGGAGTGAAGTTCCTGGTAGAGATGCTGTTTGGAAAGAGCAAACAATTGCTAATACATCAGAACAACAATTTAAAATTGAGTTTGAGTGTGAGTTCTTAGGTTCTGTCAATACTCTTATTAGTGCAGCAAAACTTAAAAATCTTGTATTTGAACCACCAATTAAAAAGAATGCTGGATTGGATATCTATGAAAATCCAGTTAAAGAGCATAATTATATAATCACTGTTGACGTTGCAAGAGGATTGGGAAACGATTATTCTGCATTTATTGTTTTTGATACTACAGAGTTTCCATATAGGGTGGTTGCCAAATACAGGAACAATGAAGTGAAACCGATGTTATTCCCCAATATTATACTTGACGTTGCAAAGGGATATAATCAGGCATACTTATTAATAGAAGTAAATGATATAGGAGATCAAGTAGCAAGTATTCTTCAGTATGATCTTGAGTATGAAAACCTCTTAATGGCCTCTATGAGAGGAAGAAATGGTCAAATAGTCGGGCAAGGATTTTCTGGTAAGAAGACTCAACTTGGTGTAAGAACTACAGCAGCAGTTAAAAAGTTGGGATGCTCCAATCTTAAGACGATGATGGAGGATGATAAATTATTAACTTGTGATTATGAAATCATATCAGAGTTAACTACATTTACTCAGAAACATAATTCATTTGAGGCAGAGGAAGGATGTAATGATGATTTGGCAATGTGCCTTGTTATATTTGCTTGGTTAGTCGCACAGGAGTATTTTAAGGAGATGTCAGACAATGACATCAGAAAAAGGATTTATGAGGAACAGAAAAATCAGATAGAACAGGATATGGCACCTTTTGGATTTATATCTGATGGATTTGAAGATATGGATAGCTTTGTTGATGAAGATGGGGATAGATGGCATACAGATGAATATGGAGATAGATCGTACATGTGGGACTACATGTGATGAAAAAATACATGTAAAAAAGATAATATCATAAATATTTCTAGATAAATTTGGACTGCGAGGGAAAAACAAGATGCCTTTAAATTTAGCATCTCCTGGAATTTTGGTAAGGGAAGTAGACTTAACCATAGGAAGAGTCGATCCTACTACCGATAAAATAGGTGGAATAGTAGGGCCTTTTGCACAAGGTCCAGTTGGAGAACCGACACTGATTGCCAACGAAAATGAATTACTTAACGTATTTGGGCAACCATATAGTACAGATAAGCAATATGAGACTTGGTTGACTGCATCATCATATCTGGCATATGGTGGACAATTAAATGTTATAAGAGCAGACGATCAGGGTCTCTATAACGGAACTGTTGGTGCTGCTGCTAGTGTGAAAATTAAGAGTGTAGATCACTACGAAGAATTAGGATATGATATTAACACTTATACTGGTGCAGACATAGTTGCACGAAATCCTGGAAGTTGGTCAAACGGAATTAAGATTGGTATAATTGATGGTAGAGCAGATCAGACTCTGACCATGAATACCACTCAGGTTCAGAATTTTGTTGCAGCAATTTCGAATAGAAGTGGTACCATAGTAGGATCTGCAAACACAATAGGAATTACAACATCATCAGTCACTGTAGGACAAGTGGTAATATGCGATGTTACTGGTGTTCTTAGTGAAGGAACAACAGTTTCATCTATTGGTGTTGGTACTATTGCACTTAGCGGTACTTCCAATTTTGGAGTAGATGTCACCACAACATTCGACTTTGGTGCTAATAGTGCTGTTGTAACTGCACCACAAGTTGGATATGGACTTACACAAGCAGTCCCTGATAATCTAGTGGTTTCCAAGACAGGAACAACTGGTGCTGGTAAAACTGAAAATCTTGATGGATACTTTAAAGGTGTTATTACTAAAGTTAACAGTGGTTCTGTAGAAGCTAAAGTGATAAGTCACGTTTCTGCTGCAGGAACTGAGAGTGTACAAGAATATAATAATATCTACAAGTTTAGTAAAGATGTTGCAGTTGCCATTCATACTAATGGTCAATCTACTTCTTATGGATCTACTTCTGTCACTGCAGTCGCTGACTGGTTTGACGCACAAGAACTTGAGATCTCTACTGCAACTGTTGGTGGTGCAGTAACCACTAATACAATTAAGTGGAATGTTCTATCGGAACGTCCTACTACATCAGAGTATGCATCTGCACGAGGCGGAAGATTTGATGAAGTTCATGTAGTTGTAATTGACGCAAAAGGAACAATTAGTGGTAATGCAGGAACAGTCCTTGAAAAGCATTTAAATCTTTCTAAGGCAAAGGATGCAACATTCTCTGTAGGTTCACCTTCTTACTGGAGACAGTATTTACAAACTAATTCAGAGTACATCTATGGAACCAGTTCACCATCAGGAATTGTAACAACTGGATATACAAGTGGATTTACACTTGAAGCAGATGGTGGATGGGATCAAGATGCAGAGGGTATTATTTTCGATTCTATCGGAACATACAATCAGACCATAGCAAATGGTAAAAACTATGCTGGTGTCTCTACTATAACCGATACTGGAGCACTTGATTGTGGATTGGATGATCTGGTAGGAGGTTATACACTCTTCGAAAATGATACTAATGTTGATGTAGATTTCCTTCTAATGGGATCTGCTAAAGGTGGTGAGTATGCTGCAAGAGCACTTGCAACTAAATTGATTTCAGTTGCAGAATTGAGAAAAGATGCAGTCGCATTCATTTCTCCTTATAGAGGAGCAATGATTTCTGATAGTGAAGAGCAAGATGCAGTACAAGTATTGAGTGATGCTGACATTACAGATAATGTCATCAATTACTATGAACCTATGACTTCTTCATCATATGCCGTATTCGATAGTGGATACAAGTATATGTTTGATAGATTCGAAGGTGCATTTAGATATATTCCTCTAAATGGTGATATTGCTGGACTTTGTGCAAGAACTGATATCAATCAGTTCCCTTGGTTCTCACCAGCAGGAACTGCAAGAGGAGCAATCCAAAATGCAATTAAACTTGCATATAATCCTACTAAGGAACAAAGAGATCGTCTTTATTCTGCAAGAGTTAACCCTGTAATCTTCTCACCAGGATCTGGAATAATCCTATTTGGTGATAAGACAGGATTCGCCAAAGCATCTGCATTCGATAGAATCAATGTTCGTAGATTGTTTATCTTCTTAGAAGATGCAATATCTGCAGCAGCAAAAGATCAACTCTTCGAATTCAACGATGAAATCACAAGAACTAATTTTGTGAACATTGTCGAACCTTTCCTACGTGACGTTCAGGCTAAACGAGGAATTACAGATTATGTTGTTATTTGTGATGAAACAAATAACACTGGTGCTATAATTGACGCAAATGAATTCATTGCGGATATATACATTAAGCCTGCAAGGTCAATCAACTTCATTGGTCTAACATTCGTTGCCACTAGAACTGGCGTTTCATTTGATGAAGTCATAGGTAACGTTTAATTAATTAAGAGGTCCAAAAACAATGCCAAGTAGAGTTCAACAGAACAGTATTCCACTAAGGAAGATCAGTGACTTTAAAAGTAAGTTAACTGGTGGTGGAGCTAGGCCGAATCTCTTTGAGGTGGAACTAGCATTTCCTGCAGCAGTTGCAATAGAGAATGATGTCTTACAAAAATCTAGGTTTTTGGTTAAGGCAGCAGCACTCCCATCATCAACAGTTGCTCCAATCGAAATTCCGTTCAGAGGTCGTATTTTAAAGATCGCTGGTGACAGAACGTTCGAGACATGGACAATCACCGTTATTAACGATACCGATTTTGTCATTCGTTCTGCTTTCGAAAAGTGGATGAATGTAATCAACAAGTTAGATGATGGAAGCGGATTGCAAAATCCTGATGAATATCAGAAAGATGCAATGGTTCATCAATTAGATCGTGATGCTGGAATCCTAAGATCTTATAAGTTCTGGGATATATTTCCAACTAATTTATCTACGATTGATCTGAATTATGAAACCACCGATACTCTAGAAGAGTTTACAGTGGAAATGCAAGTTCACTGGTGGGAAGCATATAAAGGTACTTCATCTGCGGCTGGCGGTGAAAATATCGGATAAATATGTTATAATAGTAAAATAAACGAGATTATAATATGGCCAGGTTATTTGGTTTTTCACTTGACAAGAAGGAAAAAAATCCTTCAGTAATATCCCCCGTTCCTCAAAATAATGAGGACGGGGTTGATAATTATATTACTAGTGGATTTTACGGATCTTATGTAGACATCGAAGGTGTTTATAGAACTGAATCCGATTTAATAAAAAGATATCGTGAAATGGCATTACACCCAGAGTGTGATGGTGCCATTGAGGATATAATAAATGAAGCAATTGTAAGTGATCTTTATGACACTCCAATTGAGATTGAACTTTCAAATTTAAATGCAAGTGATAAATTAAAAAAAGCAATCAGGCAAGAATTCAAAACCATTAAAGATATAATGGATTTTGATAAAAAATCTCATGAAATATTAAGAAACTGGTATATAGACGGTAGATTGTATTATTTTAAGGCAATTGATGTAAAGAAACCAGAAGAGGGTATAAAAGAAATAAGATACATCGACCCCATGAAAATGAGGTACGTTCGTCAGGAAAAGAAGAATAAAAATGATCGCATATCAATGCAATCAAATGCATCTAATCAAACACCTGAAAAAGTAATAACACCTGAAATTGATGAATATTTTATATACACCCCAACTCCAGCATATCCATCTAGTTCGATAACAAGTGGTGGTGGAACCAAGGGTGTTAGAATTGCAAAAGATTCTATTACGTATGTAACCTCTGGTCTTGTAGATAGAAATAAAGGAAATGTCCTTTCATATCTTCATAAAGCAATTAAGGCACTTAATCAACTTAGAATGATTGAGGACTCTCTTGTTATTTACAGATTATCAAGAGCACCAGAAAGAAGAATTTTCTACATTGATGTAGGTAATTTACCAAAAGTTAAGGCAGAACAATACCTCAGAGAGGTAATGTCTCGTTACAGAAATAAGTTAGTATATGATGCTAATACTGGTGAAGTGAGAGATGATCGTAAGTTCATGTCTATGATGGAAGATTTCTGGTTACCACGTAGAGAAGGTGGTAGAGGAACTGAAATCACAACACTTCCAGGTGGACAAAACCTTGGAGAACTTGCTGATATTGAGTACTTCCAGAAGAAACTTTATAGAGC